GTCGGTTGAGATGAATACTCATGTCTCGTTTGAGCAGAAGTTACAAGATATGTCTCAAGAAGAATTAGATGATGAGTTAAGAGGCTATTCAATTGATCCAGCAAAAGTGGAATAAAACTGAGCTAGTTTTGATGGCTAAAGAACAGGTTAGGCGACAGCACGTTTATCGCTACAGGGATATGTTTCCTGACCTGTACAAATTCCAAGCTGATACGATACGTTTTACGAAGACTAAGACGGCTGTCCTGCTGTGTGCGGCTAACCGCATAGGCAAGACATACTTAGGTACTTACATCGATGCGCTGCACCTTATGGGTGACTACCCTGACGATTGGGATGGACACAAGTTTGAACACCCACCCACTTGTTGGCTATTGGGTTACTCAGGGGAGAAGACCAGGGACTTATTACAGACCGCATTGTTTGGAAGATTAGAAGACAGAACATTTTTAGGTGGTTTAATCCCTGCTGACCTTATTGTGGATTATGTGTCGATGACAGGCACATCAGGGGCTATGCGTGAAGTCAGGGTAAAGCACACATCTGGCGGTGTATCGATCTGTCAGTTCTGGAGCTACACACAGGGCCAACACGCGCTTATGGGTGACTCAGTCGATTGGTATCACATAGACGAAGAGCCGAAAGACCAGGCCATTTATCCACAGGTGGTAACAAGAACCCTGACAGGCGACAAGGGTAAAGGCGGCAAAGGCATACTTACGTTTACACCAGAGAATGGTCGCACTGAAACTGTGATTTCATTCATGGATAACCCAGGCGAGGGTCAGGCATTCATTCAAGCAGGCTGGGATGACGCACCACATTTATCTGAGGATGCTAAACGGCTAATGCTGGATCAATACCCTGCCTATCAGCGCGACATGAGATCCAAAGGAATACCGATGCTAGGGCATGGCAGGATTTATGACCTAGACGAAGACAGCATTAAATGTGACCCGTTTAAGATTCCAGATCATTGGTTTGTGATTAACGCGATGGACTTTGGTTGGGAGCATCCACAGGCGCACGTTCAGCTTATCGAAGACAGGGAAAGTGGCACTTTCTATGTGACTCAAGCGTGGAAAGCAAGTCATGTAGCACCAGAAGTTGCTTGGGCGACAGTAAAGCCCTGGGCATTAGGAGTGCCCACATCATGGCCTCTAGATGGATTGCAGACAGAAAAAAATGGCACAGCCAATCAGCAAAAAGATTACTACATTGATGCTGGGTTCGATATGTTGCACAAACACGCCACATGGCCCGATGGCACTAATGGTGTTGAAGCTGGGCTGTATGAGATCAGAGATTTAATGATTAAGGGTCGGTTCAAAGCTGACCGAAATCTTAGGGACTTCTTTAATGAGTTCAATCAATACCATCGCAATCAGAATGGAAAGATCAGCAAGACAATGGATGACCTACTTGATGCTATCCGCTATGCCTACATGATGCGTAGGTACTCAATCCCGTGGGGTGAGCGCAACAGGCAATCGTCACCAGGCGTTATAAGGTCAATCTAATCTAATAACCGCATACATCTGAGTCAAGGTAAGCAAAATACTAAACGTAATGGTAAGGGTAAGTTAATGCCAAGAATTGATGATGGATATGGTAACGCTAAGACTTCAAGGTCAAGAACCCGAAGCCCCTCTAACAATAACCAAAATAAAGGACAGGGTGACGGAAGGGCAAGATTTGCAGCCGCACAAGCAGCTAGATTAAGAGCAGATGCAGCGACAAAGGCAGCAGCGGCACAGCAAAAAGCCTCTATGGAAGCTCTTAAAGCAAAATCAATTAAAGCAAAACAGGCTAATCAAAATAACAATCAACGAGCCAATCTCCCTAGCGAAGTTGCGAGTCAATACGCGCAGCCAGCCAGAACTAGGCCAGCAGTGTCTATAGTTTCTACTGCTAAAACCGCTGCTGCACCATCAGCTAAAATAGTTAGTTCTCCTATGCAATCTATATCGGTTGCAGAAAATGCTCAGATTGACACTGCTTTTGCAGCAAAGCGCACCCCTAGAATTAAAACAACAATGGCAAAACAAACTTCTGGCTATGGGGTTAATAATTCTATTGTAGGGTCCGCTGACACTAATATGCAGGCTAATCTAAATTCTACTAATGCATTAAAAGTAAGCCCAGCTAGTACACAATCTAAGTCAGCGGATAATGGTTCTGTTCCCAGTTATAGTCAAGGCAATGGAGCCATGAGCGCAGCATCATCACCACTTAATCAGGCCAAGCCTTTATTGAGCGTTGAGCCTACCAATTTGCCTGCTCGTAACTATGGTGCGTTTGACAACGATACTTATCAAAGTGTAGCTAAAGCCAGTGAGGACTCAATCATACCAAGCGTACTCTTGTCAGCCATCAAGAATGACAAATATCGCAATGACGAGGTGAGCTACAACCAAGCTTATTTTGCAGCAAGGTTAGCTGGGGGCGCAACTCAAGCTGAATTAAAGTCTGAGCAAGATACTATCGGGATGAAGAAAGCCTATAGCGGTGACCGAGTTATTACTCAAGATATGAAACGCCAGGCTAGTGACGATCTAAGTCGGGTTACTGGATCTATGTCTGTTACTGATGATTCTAAAATGACTCCAGAAAAGAAAGCCGCTTTAATTAAATCTGGCATTCTTGTTGGTGATGTTACTAAAACTGATGGTGATGCATACGGATTGTTTGGTGAGCGACAAGACACTACCTATGATTACAAGGGTGGTCCATCAGTGGTCACTCGCTCTAATGACCCTAGTTTATTTGGCGTTAACTTTGGAGCAAAAACATCAACTACCTATGTTGATGGCGTAGAGGTAGCAACAAAAACAGGCAGAGATCCGCTAGGCAGTGATGCAAAAATAACTAGGCCAGGTGGTTTAGCTAAAGGCATTAATGACCGAGTAACTTCTGGTCCTGACGCAGCTATAGAACTGTCAAACATCGACAATCAGATTAAAACTGAGACTGACCCTGTGAAGTTAAGGGCGTTGCACAAGCGTAGGTTGATGTTGATGAGAATGAATCGAACCAATACAAAGTTTGCTGGGCTACTTGGCGAAGCAGATACAAAACGAACAAATCTAATGAGTATTAGCTAATGGAATCGTATGAAAATGGCAGTCAAGCAGAGCCAACTGTGTCACCTATAGCATTATTAAAACGCTATGACCGACTAAGATCAGATCGCACTAACTGGGATACGATGTGGGAAGAACTGGCTACGTTCTTAATGCCAGGCAAGGTTGACTTTATTACAACGGCTACTAGAGGCACTAAACGCGCAGCAGAGGTGTATGACTCTACAGGCATCCATGCGTTACAGATACTATCAGCCTCTCTGCACGGGTCACTTACAAGCCCATCAACGAAGTGGTTTGGCCTACGCTTCCGTGAAGACGAGCTTAACGAAGACAAAGACGCTAAAGATTGGCTAGAGCAGTGTAGTAAAAGTATGTTCCAAGAGCTAGGTAAGTGCAATTTCAGCACAGAGGTTGCCGAGTGTTACCAAGACCTCGTTGGCTTTGGCACATCTGCTTTACAGTTTGATGTGAAGACTAAGGACGCACAGTTTGATGGCTTTAACTTTAGAGCCTGTCACCTTGCTGAAGTGGTTATTGCTGAGAGTGAAGATGGACGCATTGACACTGTCTTTCGTAAATTAAAACTAACTGCCAGGCAAGCGTACCAAAAGTTTGGTGATGACGCTGGCGAGAAGACGCTTAAAGCTTTGGAAGCAGATCCTGACAAGGTTTTTGAGTATGTGCAAGCTGTGTTTCCGCGTGAGTTAAAGGGCGAGCCAGCGATGGTTGCACCTCCTCACCAACGGCCCTTTGCCTGCTATTTTATTAGCGTGGCTGACAAAAAGATTTGTAAAGAAAGCGGCTATTATGAGTTGCCATTCATGGTCCCTCGCTGGGCTAAAACTACAGGTGACATCTACGGATTTGGACCTGGTTGTGTAGCACGGGCTGACATCAAGACTCTCAACTCTGCTCGTAAGTTGGCAATGAAAGCGTGGGAGAAGTCTATTGATCCACCGCTAAAGGCTATGCAGAACGGAATCTTGGGTAAGATCGATATGCGTCCAAGCACAGTAACGTATGTGCGTGATATGAATAACCTAGAGCCTATCGTTAACGCCACTAACTGGAATGCTGACCAGCTTATGCTTGGTGATGTGCGTGGTTCAGTAAGGCGTATCTTCTTTAGTGACCAGCTTGAGTTAAACGAAGGTCCACAAATGACAGCAACCGAGGTGCAAGTTCGCTATGAGTTGATGCAACGCCTGTTAGGGCCAACCCTTGGTCGCCTACAGTCAGAGTTTCTTAACCCTATTGTTGAACGTGCGTTTTATTCGATGCTGCGTGGTAATGCTCTCCCAGAAATGCCAGATGTGCTGCAATCGCAGGGTTCTGACCTTGACATTGAATACGTTGGACCATTGGCTCGTAGTCAGAAAATGGAAGAAGTGACCAGTATCCAACGTGCAGTTGACGGCATTATGCAATTAGCTCAAGTAAATCCAGAAGTATTGGACATCGTTAATGTCGATAAGGCCGCTCGTACCATCTCAGACCGACTAGGTGCGCCAGCAGATATGTTGTTAGGCGATGAGCAAGTAGTGGAGTTACGCCAAGCACGACAGCAGCAACAGCAGGCACAAGCTGAAATGGAGCAGGGTCAGCAAGAGCTTGCAGGGGCACAACAGGTAGCGGATTTGGAGCAGACAGTTAATGGACCAGTTCAGTAAAGACGTTAGAGAATTATTTAGCACTAAAACAGGTCAGCGAATGCTGGCTAATATGAAGTCGTCTTATGGTGATCGAATTTCGTTTACTAAAGATGCGTGTGAAACGGCTTTCCGCGAAGGTCAGCGTAGCATTTACTTAGAAATCGCGGATGTAGTGGAGAAAAAACATGAGTGAAGAAGCAACAACAGAATCTTGGCATTCGGGCTTGTCAGATGAATACCGAGGTAATGAGTCACTATCACAAATACCTGACTTGAATACTTTGGCTAAGTCTTACCTTGATGCACAGCAATATGCTGGCGGCTCAATACGGATACCTGGTGAGGATGCGTCTACTGACGATTGGACAGCCTTTAATGCCAAGCTAACCGATAAGGTTCCTAGCTTATTAAACCTTCCTAGCGATGAATCTGAAGCCCGTGACGCTATGTATTCTCGTCTTGGTCGTCCAGATACAAAAGATGGCTACAAAGTTGAGGGGGCAGATCCTGACTTTTTAGAATGGGCGCATGACAACGGGCTATCGAATGCCCAAGTTAAGGCATGGCAAGAAAATACCCAAGGCCAATCTAAACAGGATGATGAGGACAGCGATGCTGAGATGCAAGCTGCCAATGATCTGCTTAAAAAGGAATGGGGTCACGCCTACGACACTAAGTTGGCTCAGGCTAAGAATGCCGTTATGGCTTATGCCGACTCTGAAACCCAGCAGTTCCTGTTAGACAGTGGCCTAGCTAATAACCCTGGCATGATCCGACTAATGGCTGGCATAGGAGCAACTTTGACTGAAGAGCAATCAGCAGGTATTGAGTCTAGCACTCGTTTTACCTTGTCGCCTAGTGAAGCCTTAGATCGAATTACCGAAATGCGTAACAACAAAGCCAGCCCATACAACATAGTGGGTGACCCACAGCATTTAGCCAAGGTAAAGGAAATGAGTAATCTATATCTACAAGCATTTCCAGAAGAAGGTTAATTCTAATAACCGCATAGGAAAGTAAGAACATCTAATCAACAGGGTAGCTAATCCTTAGTCCTGTCGGTTAGATGGGCCATATCTCATCTCGTTGAAGCAAGCGTTATTGCCAGTGAAGAGTCCCGTTTGGGGTAGCTCAAAGCGCCAATTTCAATTGCCAATTCGGAGATAACTCACATGGCTAATACAATCGCAAAAGCGTTTGTCCAACAGTTCCAGGACAACCTAATTCACTTAGCAGCGCAGAAAGGCTCACGCCTACGTTCATCAGTGACAGAGCAGTCAGTAACAGGCGAAAAATTTAATTTTGAACGTCTTGGTAATGTCGCTGCTGTCGTTAAATCTAGCCGTCACACGAATACGCCAGTGCTTGAAGTACCGCACTCTCGTAGAACTGCGACAATGACTGACTATCACTGGGCCGACCTCATCGATGATGAAGACAAGGTTCGTATGTTGATCAGCCCAGAAAGCAACTATGCCAAGTCTGGCGCAAACAGCATGGCTCGCGCATTCGATGATTTGATCATTGCTGCTGCCACTGGTAACGCTGTTGATGGTGATGGATCTAACGTGGCATTGCCAGCTGGGCAGAAAATTGCTCACGGCTCTGCTGGCTTAACCCTTGCTAAATTGATCTCTGCTAAAGAGATTTTAGACGGAAATGAAGTAGACGAAGAAGATCGTTTCTTTGTGTTGGGATCTCAACAGGTGTCAAACCTTTTGGCTACAACTCAGATTAGTTCTAGCGATTACAACAGTGTTAAAGCTTTGGTACAGGGCGACATTGACACCTTTATGGGTTTCAAGTTCTTGCGCTCAGAGCGTCTAAACCTTAACTCTACCCAGCGTAAGTGCTTTGCATTTACCAAGGGAGCTATGGGTCTGGGCATTGGTAAGGATGTCACCACTAAGATCGATTTACGCGCAGACAAGAGTTATGCACATCAGGTGTACTTGTCATTCGTAGCTGGAGCAACACGCATCCAGGACGAGTGTGTAGTCGAAGTTCTTTGCACCGAGTCCTAAGCTTAGTGTGATCAACCAAGGGGCTGAAATACGCCCCTTTTTTTTAAACAGAGGATGACATGGCTAGGAATTATCGTAAAGAGTATGACAATTACCATAGCAAGCCAGAGCAGCGAAAGCGTAGGTCTTCTCGTAACAAAGCAAGAAGTATTTTAATTAGTAAGGGCAAGGTCAAGAAAGGTGACGGCATGGATGTCGATCATAAGGACCGCAACCCGAACAATAACTCAACTCGAAATCTGCGTGTTCAAACACCTCGCAAGAATCGTGGATGGAGGCGTTAAATGGCTAGTGAAGTGTCAATCTGCAACCGAGCAATGGCTCTATTAGGTGCTAATACGATCACCTCATTATCGGATGGGTCAACCGAGGCTAACGTGTGCAATGCGGTTTATGCAGATGCGCGTGACGCTGTCCTACGAGCTTACCCCTGGTCGTGTGCAATTCAACGAGCAACATTAGCTCAACTATCATCAGACCCAGTGTGGGGTTTTGATAAGGCTTACAGCCTGCCTAACGATCCACATTGCTTATCAGTATTGGAATTAAAAGAAACGACTACATACCGCATTGAGGGCAGAACCCTGGTATGTAACACAGACACTGCGACCATTAAATATGTTGCACGAATTACAGACCCTGCTCAGTTTGATCCAGCTTTAGTCTTTGCTTTAGCAAGTCGTATAGCAGCAGAGGTTGCCTATGCCTTAACTCAGAATAGGGCACTGACTAACGATATGTGGTCTATGTCTGCAAAATCACTTGTTGATGCGTCAATTTACGATGGAGCAGAAGTCGGATCTGAAGACATTAACTCAGTCGTATTTGAGGTAGCTCGCGCATGAGACTAACCCCAATTGTTAACTCGTTTGCATCAGGTGAATTATCTCCCAGGCTTTATGGTCGAACTGACTCGCCTAAGTATGCAAGTGGCTGTGAGACTATGGAAAACTTCATGGCTTTGCCACATGGTGGTGCGATGCGTAGGGGTGGTACTCGATTTATTAACGAGGTTAAAAACTCAGCGCATACAACCCGATTAATCCCTTTTGAGTTCAGCGTTGACCAGACTTACGTTTTAGAGTTCGGCAATAACTACATTCGATTTTATACCAATGGTGGTCAGGTCCAGGCTAGTGGATCGGCTTATGAGATCAGCACCACTTACACTCACACACAAGTAAACGAGCTACAGTTTGCCCAAAACGCAGACGTTATGTGGATCGTTCACCCGTCACACAAACCTAGAAAACTAACGAGGTTAGCTCATGCCACTTGGACACTTGCTGACGAAGTATTTAAAAAAGGCCCATTCTTACCTGTTAACCAAGACGAGTCACTTACGCTTACTTTTGCCAGCACCTCTGCTGCGACTCAAAATCTCACTGCCTCTGCTTCTTTGTTTGACG